GTCATTGACTTTGAAAGCCTTACCTCTGTGATTGATTGCAGCTTTGTCAAGCCCTGTGCCAATGTCTGCCGTTGCAAGTTTGGTTGTTCCATCAGTCGGTAAGACTTCAGAATCTCCTTCCAAATCTTTCCAGAACGGCATGTTTACTGTCGTACCTGTTGAATTTGCAAGGTCATCAAACTGTGAATCTCTCTGCATAATGCCGGACTGTACCAGACTTGAATTGTAGGTTGTTTCTTCTAATGCATAAGAAACAGTTTTTTCAATATCAATAGGTAAGCCGCCGATTGTTACAATAGTTCCCATTGTTTTTTCTCCTTATAGTTTTGTAGTAATAACGTTTGTTTTTTACTTCAAACCTAATTCAAGCCGGCTTCAGCTTTGAACTTTGCAGCCAATGAAGGATTATTCTGTTCAAGCTGCATCTGCTTTGTCAGGTTTAAAGTTTCTTTTTTGTATGGGTTTTGAATAGAAGAATTGTTGAAAATTCCCGGATTGCCGCCGCCCCCCACATTGGAATTCACTTTCAATTCAGGGTAATCTTCCGCAATCTTTTTCACTGCTTCTTCAAGATTTTCAGCATCAAGCTGTACAAGGTTCAATGCCTTATCTTTCAAGCCGGCTTTTTTCAGAAGTTCAGAAACAGTTGCTTTCTTTTCATAGGTTTCAGCTTTTTTCTGTGCTTCATCAAATTTTGCCTGAAGTTCCTTGTTTGCATTCACAATCTCTGTGATTTTTGCATTAATAACATCAGTTTCTTTAACTTCTTCAGGTTTAAAGCCTAATGCTTCAGCAAGAATTTCTTTAAGTTTTTTCGTGTCTTTTAAATCAATTCTTTTTGCAGCATTTTCATCATTCAGCTTTTTGATGTGTTCTTTGAATTCCGCTGTTGTGTCTGCTTTTGCTTTTGCAACAGCTTCATCTATCATTTTTTGAACCTGTTCTTGTGTGAAGGTTTGTTTTTGAGGTTCTCCCTCTGTTCCAGTTCCGGGCATCTCGCTTTCTCCTTTTCTTTTTTGAGTATTACAATAAGGACTGTCAAATCACTCAACAGTCCAAGTTTTTTGCATAGTAAAGAAGCCCCGTGAAGGGCTTCTGAATATTTTGAAGATGGTAAAAATCTAAAATTCTTTTAAAAACTTTTCAACTTGTTTTTTTAATTCAGGTTCTTTAAAATAACCCAGTTCAATATCTTCTTTTGTCTTTTTAGTTCCTTCTGTTGTCATTGCCGCTGTTTCAATTAAATCTAACAATGCATCCCCTTTATTATCTACAGGGTTTACACATTCAATTTGCTCAATCTGAAGTGAAAACACATTTAACGTTATTTTATTGTTTAAATAGTTTTCGCATAAAATCTTTAATTGTTCATTGTTTTTATTCATAGTTTTTTCCAAGTTTTTGGTAATGGTCTGTCCGGGTTCCTGCGTACAACAGTTACAATTCTTTTTGAATTTGGTGCTAAATGAACGGTTATGCCACTTTTATAATAAACCAAATTGCCCTGTTTATCAATATATTTTGAACCATTGTTAATTATTGAAAGCACTGTTTTTGCATTAGTTCTTTCAAATATTCTCTGAACAGAATGAACAGAAGGTTCAAAACCTTTGCTTGTAAGCATATCATCAATGTGTTTTAATTTTTCTACATTTTTATTGCTGTAATGTCCTTTAAATTGTCTGCCGTTTATTACAGGGTTGTCTGTGTACATTTCCTGTACTTCTTTTGCAAGTCCGTTTTCATTTAAAATTGTGCCTTGACCGTTTCCGGCTTCAATTCTTGCATATTCGTCAAGAACTTCTGCTGTTACTCCGAAATGGTGAATACAATTAGGGTGGAATAAGCCCTGTGCTTTTGCCTGATCTATTGTTGTATAACCTTTTGTTTTACCGGTCAAACTTAAAATTGCATCTTCAAAAGGTAAACACGGACTTGTAGGGAATTGGCTGTGCCCATTTATCTGAACCAAATCACCCATATCATCAAACGCATCAAGAATTGCATTTTCAGCCCCTTTTCTGTATGCTTCAGCAGATGTTGTTCTTGCAACAAGTTCTGCATAATCTGCCATATTGACCATTGAATGAAGTGTGCCATCTTTTTTGTAATAAGGAACTTTGAAAATTTCTTCCTTCATAAAAGTTTCTTGAAAATCTTTAATGGCTCTTTGCCATGTAATATTCCCATTTACGACCCCCTGAACAGAAGCAAGTCCGGTGCTTCTTAAATCTTCACTGTCAGGGAAAAATTTCAGAAGTTTTTTCAAAATAGCCTGTGTGTCATTGAAGTTTGTTCTTTCAAAATATTCAATGCAATCCCTGCCGATAACATCAACAACACGTTTCAAAGGCTTATATGTGTTAATTGCAAGGGTTTTAACGGCTTCTTTGTGAATTCCGGCAAACTGTGTATAAGTTGCAGCTATAACCGGTGTAAATCTGATGTGCAGTTGTTTGAATGCCGCTTCCTGCCCTTTTATACCCTTTTTATAGATGTTTGAAGTTGTGCTTTTTGAAAAGAATTGAAATTTTTTGTTCAATTTTATCAGTTCATTTTCAACATTTTCCTGTAACTGCTTCAGGTGTGTTGTTTCATGCCCGCTCACAGCAGCTTCAAGAATTTGCTTTTTTATTTTTGTTAAACTGTCATTGTAATATCTCAACAACAGCAGTTCATTTTCACTGATATAATCGCCAAATTTATCCATTTATCAATCTTCTTTTTTATCGTCAGGCGGTGCTTCATCATCAGAATTTGCACCATCATCAGGGTATAAGTCAGAAATATTAAGCACTGTTTTTTTCTGTTCTTCCTCATCAATTTCAGCAAGTTCTGTTTCAAGGGCTTCACCTTCTAACTGCTGAACATAAGCAACAGCGGTTCTTCTGCTCATTGTTGTAGTAACACCGGCTTTTTGTGCTGTTTCTGCACGTTCATTCACATCATCAACAAGTCCATCCTGCCATGTGATTGAATAATCTGAAAGTGTTTTGTTTTCGAGTTTTGCAGCAACCGCAAAAACTCTTTTGATACTTTCGTCAAAATCTTCAGCCAATCCGCCGGCTTTTGAAAGCATACGCTGCATAAGTCTTTTTAAAGCAACACCTGAAACAGTGCTGCTGATTGTTTGGTTTGGATCAAACAGAACAGGGCTGATTGAACCAAGCATATAGAAGAAGAACATCAGCTGTGAAATATATTCTTTGATTGCTTCATGCTGCACTGTCCACGTTACAACACCCGGCGGCTGTTCTGCATTTGCACCGGGCAGCAAACCTATATAAGAATTCCTTTCAATTTGCCCATCTTCATCTATTGCCCTGCTCGGACCATATTTCAAATTGCCCTGATCTTCCAAGTCTTTGCCATACTTTGTAAGCTGCAATTCTATTTGTGAGATTAAGGGGTTGATGTCTGTGTAGTCATCTTCCCCTAATCCGTTTTCGCTGTCAGAAGAATTAGAAACAGGAATGACAAGAAAATCTTCTGCATTTGTATTTTCAACAGGCTGCAAATTTTTGTATCTGTCCAGTGTTTTAAGGTCAATTTCTTCCTGTATTTTGTTTGAATCCTTGTTAATAATGAACAGTTTATGTTCAATTTTTCCGATTGAATGAATTTCAACCTTCAAATATTGAACTTTGTTTTCAACAAAAGAAAATGCAAGTACATGATAAAGGAATTCATTGACATTATCAGGATTTACAACAGGAAACCACAAACGGGGTGAAATAGCTTCAATGATTGCTTTGCCTTCAACAGCCCTTATTTTGAACAGTCCTGTGCCATAACGTGAAGCATCTATTGCAACCTTTTTGCAGGTTTTCCAAAATCTGCTTTCATTTATAAGATTATTCAAATAATCATCTGTTGTTTTTTCGGCCTTTGAGATTGCAGGATTTTCAGCAAAAAGCAAATCAGCCCACAGTTTTGAAACAGATCTGTAAAGGTTTACAAATACCCTTTTCACTGTTTCATTTACTTCCTGCTCAGGATATACAACTTTCAAAAGTACATCCAAAACATCTAAGTGGTCATTGATATACAAAGAATGGTTTAATTCATATAAAGCCATTCTGTCCTTTTCTGTTTCCGGCAGCCAAGAAGCCCCCTGTTGTAAAAATGATAAGTCATTAAGCATTTGTTATTAAATCCTTTTGTCTTTGAATTTCTTCAGTGATGTCTGTTACAAATTCCCTTCTAAGCCGTTCACGTCTTATTTTAGGGTATTCATTGAACTTTGCTTCAAGCTGGTTCAAATATTCAAGATAAGAACCATTGTTGCCTTGTGTTCCGGCAGCCTTCAGTTTTTCTTCAAGTTCAAGAATTTGCTTTGCAGCAATAGCTGCTTCTTCATTGGTTTTCTTGATTACATCATCAAGTTGTTGTTTTACTGCTGTGTTTTCTTCACGCAACCTGTTGATTTCATCATTTGCAAGTTTCAGTGCTTCTTCCTGTGAAATTTCTTCAGCATCTTCAGGAACGTCAACTTCTTCAGTAGTTGCATTTTCTGCAACAGCTTCAGTTTTTGTTTCTTCAGCCGGTGCTGTTTGTTCTGCTTGTTCTTTTACTTCTTCTACTGTTTCAGTTGTTTCAACATTTGCTGCTTCAGCAGCTTCACTTTTTTTAGCCATTTTTTTCTCCTTTACAAGTTAATACCTAAGTTTTTTAAGGTTTGTACAATATTTCTGATATACAAATCACCGTTGAAATTTGGTGCTTTTAATCCAATGAATTGCTGCAAATATTCAACAATGGTTTTTCTATCAGCATAATTTCTTAAATCATCACAGCCCCTTAACTGATTTTTATCTTTACTTGCAAGTACAAGGTTGTTAAGGTTTGTTTTGCCGCCTTGACATGCCGGCAATAAGTGTTCAAGTGAAACAGTTTTCTTTGTTAAAACATCACCATAGAAACCTTTTTTCACAGGGTTCAAATTGCCTTTAAGCCATTGAGTTTTTAACACATTGTGATAACCAAATGTAGGCTGATTTTTAATCGGTTTAATTATCAAAATGTAAGCCCTAAAATCTCTTTTCTGTATGTGTGTATTGGATAACGCAAAATGCCATCTGCTGCATGGTCGCTTCCAATGAATGTTGTTTCACTTCCATATCCGGGTTCATCTTCCTGTGGATAACGCAAAGTAAGAAGTTCATTTTGTGTATTCAAGCAAAGCTCACTGATTTTTATGCTGTTGTTCCTGAAACAGGTTCTTACAGTGTTGCAGCCGGCGGCAATTTCTTTTTCTGAAGAATAAGCGTTTAGATTTGCAAGGATAAGTTCCTGTATTCTGTCCGGTTCTGCTGAATCACAAAAGATATATGAAAGTTCTTTGTTTAACGCTTTTTGCTGTTCCTTGAACCAAGCAATCACATCTGCTGTAAGTTTGCCTTTTTTGTAGAATTCCGAAATAAGGTGAAATTCATTATTTCTTGTTACCCCTAATACACCGGCAGCCATTTCAGCTGAATAACCCCAGTCAACACCGCCAATGAATTCTTTGTAAAAACCTTGTTCAATATTTTTCTGAAGTTTTTCAGGGCTTATGAGGTGCAAGTCTTTATTAAATTCAGGAAAAACCAAACCTTCAGCAATTACCCATAAGCCTTTTATCATCCTGTCATAATATACCCCTGTGAAAGAAGCCTTGACATGCTCGATATATTCAGGCGGCAGGTTCAAATTGTCGGTTAGTTCAAAAAACAGATATTCAAAAACATCCTTTTTTAGTTCATTATCAATCCAGTCTTTGTATATGAAGTGGTTAATATCAGCAGGGTTTGTTGTTGCAAATATCTTGCTGTCTTTTGCTGATAAACGTGTAATTGCAAGGTTCACAAACGCTTTTGTGTGAAGTGTCAATTCATCTGCAAGCCACAGGCTGAATGTATCACCCCAAATAGCCCCTTCATTGCCTTTTTTATTCGCTCCGGCAACTCTGATATAAGCATCTTTTTTTGTTCCAAGCACCTGACTATCAACAATCAACCGCCCGTCAGAAGAATTGTAATCACAATATTTTTTGCCGCCGTACAATTCCATTAAATCAAGAAGGATGTTGTTATAGATTGTTTCTTTTGATTTTCCTGAAATTAAAATCTTGCCGGCTTCTGCTCTTTGCGGTATTAAATCGGCAGCAGCTTTTGCAATCTGTGTTACTGTCTTGCCTGAACGCACAGAACCTGAAAGAAGCGTGAAAAATTTAAAATCACCGTATGACCTCAACATTACATCAAGGTGTTTTTTTGCCCATTTTGAAGTTGACCAGTCTATCATTTTTCTTGCCCTTCACTCTCTGCTCCGGTGCGCTCCTTTATAGACTGTTTCAGACTTTCAAACATTTGTTTAATAGGCAAATCAATTTCTTGTTTTTCAGTTTCTTTTGCCGGCAATATGCTTATTGCCGCCTTTTCTTCTTTTGTTGCAATCATTCTGTATAATGCAATTTGAAGTGCCGGTGATTTGCTTTTTGCCCATTTTGCACGCAAAACTTGTTTTGTTCTTATACGGTTATTGTCAATTTCTTCTTTTAAGATGTCTAATTTGTCAAGACCGTAATTATAAAAAGTTGCCCTTGAAATAGGCAAGAATGCAACCAAATCTGTAATAAATAAAATGTTCAAATCTTTGTTTCTGATAACAGCCAAGCACATTTGAACAAGTTTTTCATATTCCGCCGGATCTAATGGCAACTTTTTTTGTTTTTTTTCAGTCATTTCAACATCTCGTTTTTTCTGCGCGGCAGCGGGAGCAAATCCCTTGCTCATTCCCTATCCGCACCGACTTCAAAAGAACATTTGCCGCTGTCATTCTATGTATTCGATATAATCGCCAATATGTTCCGTCAAAAATTCATCAAATCTTCTTTCTTGAATGTATGCTTCCAAGCACCTATTCATAAATTCATAATCGTCAAGGTCGCATTTGAACCTTGCATGCCTTGTTTTAATTGCCCCTTTTTCATCTTCCACAGTCCACAGAAGCATTGCACTTTTCAGCCGTTTTTTCTTTCTGAAGTTTGCAATTATAACAGCCTGAAGCCATTCCAAGAACTGCTGCTGATTGGTTCTGTAATTAACAACATTTTCATTTTCAATTACCTTAAGCATTTAAAATCCTGCATTCTGATTCAAAAATATCCGGCAGCCATTTGCCGTTTTCCCACTTGTTCCGCCAGTGGTCTTTTTCAGGCAATGCTGCATCATATCTTGCACGCTGTTTGTCAGGTGCTATTGCATAACCATAAACCGCCGGCATTGTAGTTGCACAAGCAACCAACGGCATTGGGCAAATTTGCGGCTGAAGTTTTAATTGGTTTTGATGTTCTATAAGAAAAATGTCTGCTTCCTGTCCTTTTAATTCCTGAACTTCAAGCAAACATTTTCTGTTGTTTTTTCTTCCAAATCTCTTAATCTGAAGCCGCTGCAATCCGCATTTTTTACAAATACAACTTTCAACAGTTTCTGTGAACACCCTTTGTTCACCTACAAATTTTGTGGTCAATGGCTTTACTGAATATGTTTCAATACACCAGTATGTTTCAATATCGTTTTTCTTGTATTTTACCTCACAACATAAAAAAGCCACAGTTCACCCTTATTTTAGCAACGTCGAGTTTTGCACTGCAAACCCTCTTGCTATTTAACATTATAACCTATTTTATACTATCCGGCTGGATAGTCTTTTAAAAATATCAAAAGAAGGCTTGACAAATCAGCCTTCTTGTTCCTCATTTTAAACGTTTACATGTATTTTGTTAATTCAAGTTTTGTTACTTCTTTAATAAGCAATGCACGGCGGTTTTGCGGGTTTTTGTCAGGAATTCTGAATGCTTTATATATTTTCTTCAAATGGTATTTCACATTGATGACAGAATAATGCAGCTTTTCTGCAATCTGTGCATTTGTTTTTCCTTCCACTACCATTGCAAGAATTGTGTTTTGTGTTTCATTAAGTGTTGCCATCCTGCCCCCTTCCTAACTCTGCAAGTAATTCTTTAAATTTTTTTACACTTTCATTTTTTGCGGCAAACCATTTTTCACTGTGGATTTGCCGTGCCGGTAATGGATTAGAAGGCATTGCCGTTTTTCTTGCTGTAAAATAGCAATTAAACGCATCTACAACCCCTTCAGTTTCTCTTTCTCTCTCCATTGTTAGCTGTCCATAGTCCACACCATAGCAAAATATTTCAAACGCAGTATTTATATCAAGTTTCATTTTCCGCTCCTATCTGTTCAAGTGCTTGCTGCGCATGTATTTCAACATCAACAAACCTGACATCTAATAATATTTTTTCTAACATTTCCGTTGCTATTTGGAGTTTGTTTTTTAATTTATCGAATTTCCGCTGTAAAATTGTGTCCGCAAACTCATTATCCTTTTTTAGCTGTTCCAGTTCACCAAGCAAAAATGCGTTTTCATTAATTAAATTTTCCGCACTTGCAACCATTTGCCTATTATTTTCATTTTTCAACTTTTCTTGTTGAAATTGCTTGTATAAACAATCTGAATATCCTGTACATTTTTCACAGAATGGTAATCGTTCATTTCTGTCATTACTTAATGTGCAAAGTCCATTATCATAAAATTCGCATCCGCTTACATCTACGCCGTCAATTATTAATTCTTTTTTACTCATTCTTTTTTTCCTTCCTTTAATACCAGCCGTTGTTTGTGTTTTTCGGTTGATATGCTTTCATGTCAAACAGTTGCTGCTGCACATCAGGGGCTTTGCCCTGAAGAATTTTATTAAAACATGCTGCTGCAAGCTGCATTAAGTGAATTTCTTCATCTGCTTTTTGTTGTGTCATTTTCCCTGAAGCAATAAATTTTGGATATACATTCACCCTCATTGCAGCTTCCCTTGCACAACAGTCTTTCAGTTTTTTTATTGTTTCAAAGTCCATGATTTAATCTCCATACATCCAAATTATTGATTTATGGCAATCATCACAGGATTTTAGAACTCTACGTTCATGAAAGTCTATTGTTACAAGATAAGGTGAACCTATTCTGATTGTTTTGCCGCACCAATCACATCTGTGTTCTTTTCTTGCAGAATTTACTTGCCTTGTTATTCCTTCAATAGTTTCTTCATAAATTCTGCCCCTCTTTTTTAATTTCATCAGTTTATATTCAGGCATTGCTGCAAATAAGTTCTTGTAATATAAGGAATGTTTCCATTGTTCAATTCGCGGGCAAAAAGAACGTAAACAAAAAGATTTTAAATTGTCCGGGTGATGGCAATTATCTTGAAAATGTCCATCCCTGAACTTTTTGCAGTGTTTATTTGCCCACTGTTCAAAAGAATTTGAAAGCTCATCCTTAAAATAACCCCACCTCTGTAGT